AAGACTGTGCCAGGTGTCGAAGATCCAGCCCCAGAACCCGTCGCGCGTGCGATGCCAGAAGAACTCACTCCACCCATGGAAGATCCAGAAGAGGACGACGATGGTGTCTTCTTTGGTGATGCCCCAGAACAGCGTGTAAAAAAAACTGCGTATAATTAAATGGAAGATCTATCTGATTATCTCCGAGACCCCATGAGTGCCGCTCTCATCGCCGCGGCTATCACTGCTGGTTACATTCACGTCAAGGCCCAACTCAACAACGAGGGTAAGTTGGAACTCAATAAATACACCAAGCCAGCTGCACTCAACGCGATCCTTGTTTATTTCATTGTTTCTAACGGACTTGGTAAGAAAGAGGCTATCTCTACTGAACCTTTTTAAACTTAAAGATTAACCCCCTAATATAAGAAAATGGCGTCTGTCACTGCGTTCAATGACATGCTCTCCCAATTTCTTGTGGAATTGCACAAGACTTTTCCAGAGGAAAAGGGCATCAAGAAAATGACTACCTCCTTTGAAGTGCTCAAGCAAACGAACCCGCGGCTCATCGTTGATGGATTTATGAAGGGTGTCACCCCCTATGCCGATAAGATCTCTGCAAAGGATGAAGCTTTCATTCTCGAAGAGATTGAGAAGATTGAACTCCTGAAGGATCTCAACATCAAGAGCTACTGGAGCCGAATGAGTGACAGTACCAAGGCTGCGACCTGGCAATATCTCCAGACCCTTTACATGTTGGGTACCACCATCACGGCAATTCCAGCTGAGACCCTCAGCCTCATTGAGGGCATCGCCAAAGACTGCGCAGACAAGATGCAGACAGAAGGCGGTGAACTCAACCAAGAGGCCATCATGAAAATGATGGGTGGTATGCTTGGTGGTCTTGGTAAAAAATAAACCTCGCGCTATACTAAATGAAGGCGTGGTTCGAAGATCCACAGCAACTCATCCGAAGTGATAAGATTGCCCAGTTTTGGCCCAATCGGGATCAGACCCCAGAAGACCGAATTAATGCGGCATCTCGGTTTGTGATTTACGCGACCTGCATTATTTACCTCATTCGCAGAGATTTACGAATATTTGTCCTTGGTGTGACTATTTTGAGTGTTCTTTATGTGCTCTACAAATCAAAGATGGTTGAGGAGACCTACGGTATGCCTGCGAGTGGTGGTGGTGCGAAGTGTCAGATGCCTACAGAAGATAACCCAATGGGCAACGTTCTCATTACAGACTACACAGATGCCCCTAACCGTCTTGAGGCGTGCTATTATCCAACTGTCAACAAACAGGTAAAGTCGTACCTCGATGACCGTATTCCCTACGACGCTGGACGTTCTCGTTCGGCACACCCCATGTACCAGCGCAATGCCATGGCTCGTCAATTTGTGACCGCACCAGTTTCAAAGATTCCAGGCGACCAAACAGGTTTTGCCGAGTGGCTCTATGGACCCAAACACGGTGCGATGTGCAAATCCAACCCAGAAATGTGTGATCCAAATGCGCGAGGCACACAACTTGAAGCGTATAGTGGGCTCGATATTAGTGGTGACATTCGATAAATATTCTCATCTAATAATAAATGGCGTATCAACTCCAACCGGGTCTCGCGATTGTTCAAAATGTGGGTGCTATCCCACCGGTAAAGGCAACTGAGGAAGTCTTTGTGTATCCTCAGCCCAGTTCACTTAACTGCGGTGGATGCCGCCCAAATACCATGTTGTATGGCACAGCACCATACATGGCTGGCAAGGGCGCTCCAGCGCAATACATTGAGACGAGTGATCAACTTCGTCCACAATCCACAACTCGCTTCGGTAAAGTAATCGTTCCAACCTACGAACGCAATCTTTTCCCACTCTCGAACATGGAATGCAAGGTTCCCCTTCGCACGATGACATATGAACCCTCGAGCACGCGTGCAGAACTCCAGAACGGCCTCTTCCACCAAAGATACGCTAATAAAAATGTTACTAGAAAATAAGAATGGCCGATCCCATTTCACTTGTAGCCGTCGCAGGTCTTATCTATGCCGGCCGTGCTTTGAGTGTTGCATCTACACCGGAGGCACCCGTCAGAGAAACACCACAAGCGCCAATGGAGTACGATGAAGTTCAGAGAGATTTGGGTGGCACACCCCAAGAGATTACCGCAAAGATGGAACTTGGTAATTTCGCTGATATCGCTTCGCAACAGAGAAGTTCTGGTCAGGAAGTCCTTAATATGAGAAATCGTATGTACGATACGGGTCGCATGAACAACCTCTCCCCAATTGAGAAGCAGATGGTTGGTCCAGGTCTTGGTGTGGGGGCGGATGTTCCAGCGTACGGTGGATACCAACAAATGCTTCGTGTGAATCCCATTAATGTTGGTGAATACCGTCTCACAACACTTCCAGGCCGATCCGGTCCAGCCGCCGATGTCACAGGGGGTCGCGGAGCCGTTGTCGGTGAATTGACCCACAATAAGCCAGAGACGACGGCGTACTTACCGAGCCGTCTTCCAGCGATGCCTGGGCGTGCTCAGGGTATGTCTGGTCTCACGCCACGGCAAGAACACGAAAAAACGAAGCGAACAACGAATCGTTCAGAAACTGGTCACCGCGCAGATGGCCTCGGCTACAACGCGGCGAAGCGTTTTGTTCCAGCCCAGACGATGCCCCAGGATCCAACTCGCTTCAAGAGTGATCGCAATGACACACAGTTTGCATACGCGAGTCACGCAGCCCCAGGTATTACCAACTTCAGTGGTGCATACATGACGAGCGCAGCCGCCCGAGTCATGAACAAGACCAACGATGAACTCATGGCGCACGGTTTCCGTCCAGAGGATCGCAGAGGTAAGGCGAACCGTATGGGTAACGCGGGTCGAATGAATGTGACACAGACCCGTGGCTCTCTCACGGCGGTCCGTAGTGACACCACTCGTGTGGATGGGCGCACAGGCCCATTGAATGGTGGTTGGACCCAACAGTACCAGCAAAAGCCCTACCATCAATTCAACGCATACAAGGGCAACGAGAACCCCAACTCACGAAATTTGGGTATCGCTGCCAGACAACTCCAGAACAACCCATTGGCGCACAGTATTTATTAGGTAAGTGATGTATAGACAAAAACAATCATTAAAATATTATACATGTATTTTAATGAAGGTTCATACCCTTGACATAGACTCGAGTGAGAGACACACGAATGTGTACCCCTACGCAAATAACTATATCGTGAGTCTAAAAGAGCCCATCTATGATGTCACGAAGATCACGTTGGTGTCCGCACGCATTCCAACTCCACAATTGACGACGTGTGCTACGAATAAGACCTTCCGCATCCGAGATTCAGGGGCACTCGCTGATGTCATTGAAGTTACCCTCGACGAAACAAACTATACGAATGGCACAGTACTTGCGTCTGACCTGGATACAAAGATGCAACCACCTCTCACCTGTGTGGACTCCGTTGTTTTTGATACAGACACAGATGCGCTCACATTTTCAAACACACAATCGAGTAATACATTCTCTTTTCAATTCTTTGATGGCACGAATGGATACACCAGTAATACACCCGTGACAACACCACACCAGGTCCTGGGTTTCTCTTCCCAAAATACAACCATGGGCTACAGTGTTACTTCTGGGTCGATCAACCTCTCGGGACCAAACTCACTCATCATGCGAGTATCAGCTGGTTCCGATGAATTTACAAAGACTGTGTACGCGACGACACCCTACTACACAGGACACATTCTCCTGAATGGAACAGGTGTCGTCAATTATAGCCACGCAGATGATCCTCTGACCCATGAGTTCTACAAGGGACCACAAAAGTACATTCGTGACCTGAGAATTGAGTTCTTCTATATGAGCCACGGACGCCTCATTCCGTATGACTTTAGGGGTCAGGACCACGTGCTCAAGTTTGAAATTACGGGGTCTACCGATAAACTGGAGGGTCTACCAAAGGTTCCCCTTGATGTTGTCGAAAAGAAGTTACCACCACCAATAAGTATCCCCGAAGTTGTGGTGGATTCTTATAGATGGAAAGAGTATATCTCCATTGGAGTGATTGCGTTCATTGGACTTGTCCTGATGTTACTCATGCGTCGAAAATCACCGATTAGCGAGTGAGTGCGAAGACTGGTTGCGCTGGCTTGGTGACATTGCTTGAGATACGAGAAATGACCATGTAGACGATGATCGACAACAAGGTGGTCGCGATCGCGGTCAAGGTGTAGTGGGCGCCACCGTTTCGTGGCATCTTAATAAGCTGCTGGGTCAACCAACGGGTGACATCAACCCAGCTCATCGCAGCCGCGAAGGAGAAACCGGCGATGATCGAGTTAAGCGATTGGGTTTGCAATTCTTGGGTAACAAGGCTCACAGATGACATTACCGTGTCGGACATTTTGGGGGTATACTATATACCATGAAAATATTTTTCACTCTGGGACAAGCTCTTCTTTATAAACAATTTTCTTGAATCGAGATTTCCTGATGATGTGTGATTTTGCAAAAAGTTGTTCGTCATCCGTGCCATCGTCGTCGTCTGAGTCACTATCGGTGCTACTGTCATCGGTAAGTTTGAGAGATTTATATTCAGAGCCTCCCCACCCGACTGGTCTACAAGTACTCATTACTATTAATGGCATTTTTTAACATCTCTTCTACCGGACTTTGAGGGACCCAAGCGTCCCAGGTATCAGCGGCCTGATTCATTTTATTGAAAATTGGATTGTGGCCTGTGTAACGCTCAAATGGTGGACAGTCTTCTGGGTCAACCTCCTCGAGACCCTCCTCATCGGAGGACTCTTCTTCGTACACTTCTGGAAAGACGGAACCAATATTCTCACCGACTGTGTGCATCGCACAATATTTAATCGCATATTCCATGTCTTCTGGAAGTATCGTGTTACGGCCACACGCTTTGGAATATTCGGCCGCCAAGACGACACTCTTCTCTAAAACCGGGAGAAGAATACCGATGAGTGCGTTCTGCTGAGCTTCTTCGTAGGCCCCTGATGATTCACCAAACCCGGTCTTCATCATCGTTCCTAATATTTCAAATCAAAAAGAGTTTGGGCAGTTCCCTCGCGTACACGAAGAATGTTGTGACTGATAGCGTATACTCTCACTTGTCTTGCATAATCTGGACATGGTGTCAAACTTAGGTTAAGAAGTTGCTCTTTCACGAAACTCATATTAATTTGACCCGTTGGATACCACTTCTCCGGCTCCGCTGCGAAACTATACGAATAGAAACGCCGTATGAGTTGCTGTCTCTTATACACATCTCCG